GATTCTTCCAGTTTTAGGGAAGGCTTTTGACAAGGCTTTATTAGGAAACGCGTTCCTCTGCCCTAGAGATTTTTCAAAAGAGCGGGGGGGAAGTAGACCGGCGTTCATGTCGGCGAACTTCTCGCATGTCCTTACGGATGAGGGTTTACTCCTGGACGAACCTTGCCTGTATTGTGTTCGACACATTAGGCAAGTTTGCTACCTGGCGTATAAGATAGATTTCCCCTATACTTCCGAACAAACTAATGCCGTGTTGGACGGCTTCGTTCGGTGTGAGGAGGAAATGCCAGATGGCGATTTTTGTATTGAGTCTCCTTTCTTTATGAAGGTGATTAATAATGCAAGAACTGTTATCTCGCAAGTCTTTAGGAATTTCGATCCAATGTCGATTATTCCACGTCATGGTCCAGGAACAACGGCTTCTGGGATACGCGGCGAAGAAAAGTGGCTGTTTACCACTTTATACGACCGTTTACATCAGAAGTACCCCTACTACCAGTATTTCGTGGTAGGGGGCGCTTCAGAGCTTGTCGATCGGGCCAAATGGTACCGTGGGATGACGAGATCCTTAACAGGGAAATCGAAAGTCTCATTGGTTCCAAAAGACTCGAGAGGACCTAGGTTGATCTGCGCTGAGCCCGTGGAATACATGTGGCTCCAGCAAGGACTTGGTCGTAAAATCATGGCACATCTTGAGACTAATAATCTCACCAAAGGTGTTGTCAACTTTACAGACCAGTCGATCAATCAACGGATAGCGCTCACTAGTTCCCACCCAGGGAACGGAGAATTTGCTACCTTAGATTTGAAAGACGCCTCAGATCGAGTAGGGTTGTGGCTAGTAAGGTACCTCTTTCGAGATACTACGCTCCTTCCTTTCTTAGAAGCACTGAGATCCGACGTTACGATACTACCTGATGGCAGGGAAATTTCACTTAAGAAATTTGCTCCGATGGGGTCCGCCTTGTGCTTCCCTATTGAGTCGATTGTCTTTTGGTCCTTGCTTCATGCATTGGTATGCACGTCGCTGAAGCTTCCGTTGAATAAGTCGAATTTCCGCACGTTTGTCTATGGGGATGATTTAATTGTCCCGACAGAGTATGCATACGAAAGTATTGACTTACTCGAAACGGTTGGGTTACTTGTAAACCGTGACAAATCGTGCTTCACTGGCGACTTTCGTGAGTCTTGTGGCGTCGACGCCTTTCGAGGTGAAAACGTCACGCCCACGAAATTACGCCGCCAATGGCAGGGGAACACTCTGGATGCAACTTGTTACGCACACTACGTTAACACTGTTAACGAGCTCCATGAACGGAGTTACCACGTGGCGGCTGCAGCGCTTCGCTCGAGAATCGAGACGGTCTACGGGCCTATACCTACGGGTACAGAGTTCGCGGGCTTTCCGTGCATCGTCGTTGCAGATGCGGTTCATGCGGAAGAGGAGAACTTTAAATGTTCGCCTGCTCTCAAGAGCCGTTATAACGAGGATTTCAGAAATTGGGAGTTTAGGGTTCGCTGTGTTGTGTCCAACCAGACCCCGACTACTCTTGATGGATGGACTCGCCTCGCCCGGAATGTATTAATGGGCGCCGGCGATGATCCAGAGCAATTTACTCTATCCCGTAGCACGAAGCTACAGTATAGATGGG